CCACTGGATAAAGATAAAGTCCGAGTATTTCAAGCTGCACCAATAGTTTTGCAATTAGGAGTTAGGAAGTATTTTCTCCCGATAGCACGACTTTTGTCTCTTTTCCCCGAACTTTCCGAATGTGCTGTTGGACTTAATTGTATGGGGCCTGATTGGGAACAATTTCAGGCTCATGTTGCTAAGTATGGAAAAGATCGTATCTTGGCTGGGGACTACAGCAAATATGATCTCCGCATGCCTGCATCTCTCATCATTGCCGCTTTCAAAGTTCTGATCAGAGTTGGAGAGGAATGTGGTCAGTACACCTCTGATGATATTATGATTATGCGAGGTATCTGTACTGAGATTGCATTTTCTTGCGTTGCGTATAATGGTGATATTATTATTCACAGAGGATCAAATCCTTCTGGACAGAATCTCACCGTGTATGTCAACTGCATTGTCAATTCTCTTTTGCTTCGATGTGCTTATTATCATATGTATCCCGCTGAGGAAGGAAACCCTGAACCATTTCGTCGTAATTGTGCTGTGATGACTTATGGTGATGACGTGAAGGGTTCAGTTCGAAAGGGATGCGACTGGTTCAATCACATTTCCTATGCTGATTTCCTTGCTAGGCGTGGAATGGTCTTTACCATGCCTGACAAAGAATCAGAGCCCACTCCTTACATGAATGATGATGACGCAGATTTTCTGAAGCGTCACAATTTGTTCAGTGAGGACACTGGATTCATTCATGGTGTGTTGGATGAAGCATCCATTTTCAAATCTTTACACACCGTATTGAAGTCTAAGTCTGTTTCAGCTTACGATCAATCTGCCAGCAATATTGATGGAGCACTTCGTGAATGGTGGCAATATGGTCGTGACATGTATGAAAAGCGTCGTGCTCAGATGACACGTGTTGCTCAACGTGCTGGCATTTCTCATATGTGCAATGAGTTGGAAAGGACTTATGATGATCGCCTTGCAATGTTTAAGGAGAAATACGAATCTGCTTAGATATTGCATCTGGTCCTGGGATGACATTAAACTCATCCAAACTCCGGAACCATCCGTAGTATAAGTTTAAAATGGTTGTGTTGTATTGGATACCATATGTGTTGAATTTTTGATGTTATTTTGTATATATATAGGCTTGCATCACATAGACATTCTCCCAGTGGGAATACCTGTTTTTACAGGAGGTCTCGTCAACCACACAAATATCATGCGGAAAGTGCTTTGAGTAGAGCACTTATCCTAAGTTCATAAAATTACTTACTACACTTAATACTAATACCAAAATTGAAGCGGAAGGAGGCTCCGCATACCAAGTCTCCAAAACCTCTCGCGATTCGAAGGCGCAGACAGTCAACTTTGTCGATGGCGATACGCCTTGGTCGTATGATATTGTCGCAACTCCTGACGCGACGACCAAGCTCTCTGGATTCTCTGATGCCGAGCTCGGTGACTTCCTTAGCCGACCTATCAAGATCAAGGAATATCAGTGGACGCCTGGATCTTCTTTGTCAGTTACGCGTTTCAGTCCGTGGACGGAATTTTTTAGTAATGCTGATGTTCTTGATAAAATTAATCGTTATCGTAACTTGCGCTGTAATTTGCGCCTAAAAGTTCTCGTTAACGGAAACAGTTTTTATTATGGACGTGCATTGCTGACATACAATCCGTACATTGCCAATGATCAAGTGACTGTCAATCGTGCATTTATTGCTCAAGATTTGATTCAAGCGTCTCAGAAGCCACATTTGTTGTTAGATCCTACGACCTCACAAGGTGGTGAGATGTTGCTGCCATTTATTTGGCCTGAGAATTATTTGGACATCACAAAGGCAGGATGGGAAGACAATATGGGAGAGATCGATATTCATGATTTTGATGTGCTCCAACATGCAAATGGAGGAACTGATCCCATTTCAGTTACTATATTTTGTTGGGCAGAAAATCTCACATTGTCGGTTCCCACCACCAATCAGGCTCAATCCAAGGTTGAGATACCAGATTTGGATGAATATGGTTTCCCAAAATACAAGTGTGTTGGGAAACCACCTCTACATCCGAATTTTCAATTCTTAACTAAGGACAAGAGATGTGACACTATCTCATCTGGACTAAGTTCTCTTCCTGAAAAGAGTAGGTACAGTGAGCAGGGTCACATCACAGATGCCGAATTGGATGAATTTGGTTTTCCCTTGTCTTACCATGAGCAAGCTGGTAGCAAAGGCAAGTCCAAAGCTCCTATGAAGGCCAACAATTATTCTCGAAATGATGAGTTTGAGAAGGATGGTCTGATTAGTAAACCTGCTTCTGCTATTGCTAAAGCAGCTGACGCTTTGTCCATGATTCCTGTATTGGCACCATATGCCAAGGCTACTTCCATGGTATCCACACGCATTGGTGACATTGCAAAGTTGTTCGGATACTCAAGACCGCAAATCTTGGATGACTGTAAACCTTTTGTTCCACGGTATTTGGGAAATCTATCAAATTCTGATGCCCCAGAACCTCTGGTGAAATTGTCTCTGGATTCTAAAAATGAGTTGTCTATTGATACCCGTGTGATGGGAT